AAATTATAAGTAACATTATTTATTACTGTTGTTATTCCTGTATATGCTGAATCAATTTTTAATGTTAAATCAAATCCAGTAATATCCAAAGATCCACCATCCAAAACACTAGAAGTGAATTCAATTTTTTTATTTCCATATAAAGGAGAATTATATGTCTTTCTAGTTCTATTTTCATTATATTCTCCATTTAAATTGAATCCATATAATGACCTATCTTGCCAATATTTTAAGATTCCAGTTCTGTTATCATATGATATCACTCGCCCAACAGCAGTTATTCCTACTCCAATAGTTTGTGTTATAACTGAATCCGCATCAATAGAAATATTTTGGTAGTCTTCTACTGAATTTTTTCCTACCAATTTTAATGCAGACGCAGCACTAACTCTCTCTTTGGTCAATACTGTATCTGAATCAAAATTTAATGGATTATTTACAATCCCAATTCTAGCTATTTGGTTTCCAGTTATAAAATCTGGATTTGTCTGATCATTTTCAAATCTAGAATAAATTAAAACATTATAAGCACCTAGTTCATTGTAAATGTCGTATCCATGCCCTCCTTTTGGTGGAATAATGACATCAAACTTGGGTAAAATTGCATTAGAAGGGAATGAAATCGAAGATAAATCTACTGTACCATATGTGTAGCCAGTTCCACCTTTTACGACAAAAACAGAAGTTATTCTCTCATCATTTCCAACAACTATACTTATTTCCGCTCCGGTTCCATCGCCAAGAATAGGTATATTTGAATATACTTTTGGTGAACCCAAATTTTGTCCAAAATTTGTAATTGTTACTACTTTGATTTGTCCACTAGAAGATGCATTTAACCTAATTGATTCATAATCAGTTGATGTTTCCCAATCAGATGGCACGGGAATAAAATTTATGGAATCAAATTTTATAATATCTTCAATTTTTAGAGTATACAAATATTTCCATGTATATCCATCTTCTGTTGATCTTGGTTCCAAATCTATAAATGTAGGTTCAATTAAAGATGGAATCCCTTCGAAATTATTATCAGGAGAAGCGCCATTGTTTAGGCACACATAAACTTTATAATCTTTAGTTAAAACATAATAATTTGCTTTGTATAAACTAGTTTTTTGTGACGGTTTAGCTAAATTATTCCTAGTAATATCATGTCTATACATGTCATAAGTTGTTCCAGATTCCCATACAATTTTACTTATGACATTTTTGATGTCACTATCTGGATTTATTTTTTTTAAAGAAATTATAGTATCCCAGTAATCATTTTGATCATCAAAAGAATCTTTTGGAGGAGGGGAATTGACATCCCAATTTGCATCATACTCATTTGCATTTGGCAAACCAACAAATGTGTATAGATTAGAATCTCCAGATTTTATGGAGCGTATAAAATTTTTTGAATTTAAAATTCTAATTTGATCAGTTATAATTGCTGACATTTACTTAGTTTTTAGTATTATTTATGTCGAATAGTTAAAATACTTTAATGGTGCTTTTCTTCTTACTAATGGAGTGGTATTTAAACCTGTTACACCATTGTCAGTCGTTAAAGTAAATTCTTTTGGATTAACTCTTCTATTTAGCTCAAAATCAATCAATCCCCAATTATAATTTCCATAATAATCACTAAACCCCAATCCAGATAATCCATTATAGTTTTCGACACTGACTACAACCTTAGCTACATCAGTGAGACCCATTCCATATGCGGATGTCTGCGCAATAGAAACAGATATAACTTGATATACATTATCAATAGAAGTTGTTCCAACTCCAATTATATTTCCACTACTAGTTAAAGAATTTAATGTATTTCCAATATTACTATTGTTGATTTCAAAGAAATATCCAGCTTTTATTTCACTGGTTGTTATTTGGGGATCCAAAGTTCTAAGATATGAATTTGCAGGAATTAGTAAATCTAAAACTAAACCAGTTTGAGCTACGCCAACAATGGAAGTAAATGCAATTCCACTAATTATCCCAAAATCACCTTTATAATTTACTCCAGATATAGTTTCTACTTTAGGTGTAGGTGGCTCAATTACAACTAGTGGTGGATTCGAATCTGTATATCCAGAGCCAACTCCTACTATATTAAATGAAATTATTTTTTTATTAGATATATTTGAAGTTATAATTGCTGTAGATCCAACCCCAACCGGATTTTGTATATAAACTTTAGGTGAAATATAATAACCGTCTCCAGAATTTATAAGATTCACAGAGCTAATTTGTCCATCATTATTTACAGTGACTGTAGCGGATGCTGATACTAAATTATCCTGGGAAATTATTTCCACTGTTTTACTCAATTGAGAGTTATTGTTTTCTTTGTCATTTTCAAAGAAAGTCTTTACATTTTGAACAAATAATTGAGTTGAACCTATGCCAACACTTCTTATTAGTCCAGTAGAAGGGAATATCAGTGGTTCATATATTGGTCTATCTTTTGTAACTACTGATCCATCTATAAAAATATCATCTTTTTGTCTTGTCCAAGTTAATGGTCTAAGTAATTGGGAATCGCCATAAATTCCTTTTCCTTTATATAAGTTTGTTTTTGCTATATCTACAGTTGGGATGTCTTGTACTAATCTAGGATCTTGTTGATATGCATAGTTTTCACTATCAAGTTTAACTACATCTCCTACTTTTATTGTCTCTAATATATCGACATCAATTACATCTATTCCTTCTGTCCCCCTATAGAATATTATTCTAAATTTGTCTGTATTTCCGTTTGGATATCTTTTCAGAGGCTCAGCTAATGTAATTGTACTTCCGCCATTAAATACATATCCGATACCAGGTTCTTGTAATATATCATTCACAAAAACTAATAATGTAGATTGTACATCTATATTAGATCCAGGTTTTGCGACAACTGCAAATCGATTACCTTGATACATCAAAGGAAATGTTCTTTTTCTATTGTTAATTAAATATGAAACATCATCCAATAATCTTAGACTTCCAATAGACCAACCTGAAAATGAGTCATTAAAAACTTGAGTCACATAGATTAAGAATGGACTGAAGCTTGGTGTAGTTGGTATACCAATATTCCCCTGTATTGGCAATGTCAATACATCATTTATATTATATTTGTATCCAAAGTTTTTGATTTTAAAATCAATTACACTAGAACCTTGGCCAACAACAACATCAATAGTAGCTTCTGTTCCAATTCCAGTTCCACCAGAATAAACTAAAGGTATATCAGAGTATGATAGAGGCTCATCAAAAATTACAGTTGGTAATTCATACTCTTTTATATTCACATCTGTATTAATTGGAATAATTGATGCTGGTGCATTTGCAGCAGCAATAAACACGCAAGTGTCGGCAACTGAAACTATAGGAACATTATCAAGTATTGAATTTATTTGAATTATAGGATTTACTCTAGGTACTTTGGATGTATTAACTAATGGTATTATAGTAGATCCAATTGATATCTGTTCACTAGTTGTCGTAGAATATACAAATGGATATGCAGTATATCCAATTCCAGGATTTGTTATTGAAACACCAACTATATTTCCATTAGATATTGTAGCAGTTCCAATAAATTCAACATTTGCTGAGGTGGAGCTAAAAGTTTGAATCCCAACTTTTACTAGTTGATAATTCTGTCTATATCCAGATCCACTATTTCCAATACTTATACTTTGTATTGTCCCAGCAATAGAAACTGACGCAGTTCCACCAGCACAAACTAACGGTTGATACCCAAGACCAGAACTCGATCCGATTGAAAGTATCACTCCTCCTCTTGGTATATCAAAAAGATTTGGATCATAAGTCATTGTTGTGGCAGTTCCAGTAAATTCTAGTTCTGTACTTGAACCTAATTCATTAATTATAAAATCATCATCTGGAATTTGTAGAATATTATTGATTAAAACAATTGAATTATTATTGGAAACATCGGTTAAAGCTACGCCAGATTGCTTCAACTCAAATATATTTTGAGTTGAATTAAACTGATATGATAAATCATCAAACAAATAATTTTTATTATATGTATCTTCTAGTACTAGTGGATTAGCCGATCTTATAAATGTTCTTCCTTGGAATCTAGATTTGGCTAAAGTCAAAAGAGATGTAGATTGAGAATCTTTAAATTCATCCTCTTGTGGAAATGGACCATATGGCGCTTCAGAAAAATGAATAACATTGTTTATAATGTTATAATTTCCTTTTAACTTTGTTATTATATTACCAGAATAATGTGAAGATATGCCAGTTCCAAGCCAAGGTCTTACTACACCAACATTTCCTGTACTTCCAACTCCAACGGACTCAATTTTCATAATCTCATTATTAACTTTAATGATATCTCCACTAAAAAATGAAGTAATACCGGAAAAAACTAAAGTTGAATCACTTAAATTAACATCTTTGATCAAACTAGATGTTATTGGAGTTGAAACAATTGGAGATTGTATAATGTTGTCTATTGCAATTATTGCCTTAGAATTTTGATCAGTTGCACTAATGTAATGCAATGTATCTACACCTAAGGAGGTAAAATCAAATAATTTTGGGGGAACAGTTAAAGCATCATTTGGACTTGAACTTAGTCCTATTCTAGCATTATCAAACTTATATACATATGCTTCAAATGGGAGTTTATCTGTAACTCCAATTCCAGAAATTGAAGTTGCTGCTATACCTATTGATTTTACTGTTGAAGTCCTATTAAATTGTTGGGATCTATATAAAACTTTTTCTCCAGTTACAAAAAAATGATTTGGTAAGTATAATGAATTTTGCTGTAAATTGACATTAAAAGGATCGCTAGCGTCAAACGCTCTTTCAAATATTGGTAAATCTTTGTGTGTTAAATTAAAATTAGTTCTATTGTTATTTTCATCATTAGTCCCTACTTTACTAACTGAATTTACAATTTGTGAATTTTTTAGATCAATTACAGACGGGAAATCAGAAAACTGAGTAAAGCCCAATGATTGTTGAAATACTAAAACTTCAGTTTCAATATTTGGGAGAGGAGTAAAGAAAACTTCGAATTTACCAGATGTGTTTATTTCGAAATCTCCTAAATTTACATCAGAAACTATTCTTCCATATAATACTCCATATGATTCTGTTAGATTGTTTAGTGTATACAATTCAGAAAAATCGACTCTATTATTGGTCAGATCAGTTACTTGGATTAAATAATACGCAGATTGGTAATCCAAAGAATGAGTCATTATAGTAGTCAGTGCTGGACTACTAGTAGCTGGAATTATTACTTTGTTGCTAGAAAGATTTGCAAATCTTAATTGCTGCTCACCCTGTGCTGAGTAGTCAGTTTTAGCTAGAGATACTGATACTGTATTACAACTATACTGTTTATTGCTATTAAAAGGGAAAAAATCTACTTTAATATTTTCTCCATCTTTGTAGCAGTTATATGTTCCAATGCCAGACACTGGATCCACATTTATATTCAATCTACCATATTCGGTGCTGTATATATTTCCGTTTTTATCCGAAGCTATATTAATTTCATTGAATTCAAATTCATCATCTTCACTGGTTATTTCAACCACTACTTTTGATGAGCTAAATTTTTCCGGTAAAGCCAATATGGTTCCCGAGGAACCGATAGAAATCGTAGTATTAGATGATCCAATACTAACACTGTCACTAACTATGATACTAGAAGACGATTGAATGAACTTTTTAGTGTCATAATATACATATCCATATGAATAGTCATTTATTTTTCCATCAGTTGGGAAAAACTCTAAAATGGCTTGATCGGAAATAACACTTATAGAATAATTTCCGATGTCTGAGACACTATAAAGTTTCGCATAATCATTCTCAATTACAACAGAGCCATCATTTATTAGGGTTAAAACTGAAGACTGTACAATTTGACTGTCTATATCGTTCTGAACCGTTAAAAATACTTTTAGTGCTCTTGTTTTTGCCATTTTATTAAATATCGATTGCTGTTACTAAAGTTGACTTTCGGTTTGTATTGAATTCTCCACTTATGTCATCAATTACTAGAACTCTATTTCCCACAGACTGCGAATAGTCCTGTAGTATAGTAGAATTTAGTGTAATTTCATCGGTTGCAGTTTGTGAATTGAGGATAAATACATTTTCTTCAGACGCTAAATCAAAGTCATATGTAGTTTCTAGGTCTATAATGGTATTTAGATCTGATACTCCAGTGAAATTTCCAAAATTTTGATCAGTGGACATGCCAACTTTTTCTGGAGTTTCGGACTCAACGGAAAGATCACCGAATTTTTTGAATCCAGAAGTATGATTTAGTGAATTGACTGTACCTTCCCATTTATCAATTGATACTCTAGATTTTATAGAATATGAAAAATATTGATAATAATCATTATCATGTACTCTTTGGCTGTTAACATTTAAAAATCCAGTTTGAGTTTTCCAGCCTTTATTTTGAATTGAGTAGTAATCAATTTCATAAAAACCATCTAAATCTAGTATTTCTTGTATTTTGCCTAAAGAACCACTACTTTTACCAACTAGTATTGAATTCGAATCAAATTTTTGCGTTGTTTGTATTTTAATATAGTTAGTTTTTGGATTCCAGTTATTCACGATTCCAACAGATCCATTGGATTCGACCTTTTCCCCAACAATATATGAATTTTTCTTAATTTTAACATCAAAAGTCGGCATATTTTTGACTGGAACTATACTTCCTTTAGATGTTTCTGGATCAAATGTCCCAATCTCATCTCCATTAATAACATCACCAATATAGTAGGTAATATAGGCTTTGTCATCATCAATTGCCGTGCTGATTCCAACTACATTAAATGTTGAATAATTATAATCACTAGAATTATATCCTTTGTATATTACTCCGTCTGTAATAAAATCTGGTCCAGATTGTATTGTTGTGGTATCCTCGACAAAAATCTTATCATTCACATCAACTGGGAATGTGTCTGGGTTTGTAAAATTATAATTTAATGTTGCTGTAACTCTCTTTAAAATAGGATCATATGTTATTGAATTGATTCCTATTCCATTTGAATTATTTGTAGAAACTATCTTAGGTTCAGTGTCATTGAAACCACTTGAATTTTGAATTATTTGGACATCCCCAGTCAAGTAATTGAAATCAAGAATAACATCTTGTATTTGATTTGTTACTGAATCTAAAACTACCAAAGTCGGAGAATAATTATAGAATTTACCTTTAAATGTAGTTTTTATTTGATCTATAGCAGAAAAGGGTTCTATTCTAAGAACTTTAGGTAAGTCCAAACAGGGTTTAATTGTTGGATCAATTGAATACCCATATCCTATGTCATCTAATTTTGTTGATTTTATTCTCCCAATATGGTTACTTATTGGGTACAACACAGCATTTGATCCATTTTGGCTAGTTATAGAGGATATTCCTGGTATTTTAGTATAATAATTTCCACCTGAAACTAATTTTATTGAATTTATTGGCCCAAAGGCAGTTTTGGAATCAGTAGTATACTTAAAGTATGAATTATCTGAAGTATAATTTGAAATTTCTGGTAATTCTTTGATCTGATAACTAAATGTACTTGGTGATAAAACTGTTATTTTATTATTTCCACTATATTTACTTTTAACTATAGAAATTTTGTTAAACTCTATTTTGTTGCCTTCAATGACTAATTCCTTCTTTACTTGAGGTAAATCGGAATTAGAAGATGGAATTAAATTGTAATATAGTGTAT